CAGGATTCGGTCGGGCGCGCAAAATTCATCAACGGCAAAGGGGACGACATCCCGCGCGTTGATGTAACGAGCGGTAAGTTTGAGCAGACCGTCAACACGGCGGGCGTCATGTATTCCTATTCGATTGAGGAAATTGGCGCGGCGGCACAACTGGGCATGAACCTGCCCACTGAGTCGGCAAATGCGGCGCGGATGGCGTATGAGCAGTTGGTCAACAGCACGGCGCTGATCGGCAATGCTGACATGGGGATTGAAGGTCTCTTCAACACCACAGGCATCACATCGGCTGCGTCTGCGGCGACGTTCGCACTGTCCACGCCACAGGCGATTCTTGCCTTTGTAAACGGCCTGTTGACCGGCGTGCAGTCTGGAAGCCTCGGCACGCAAGTCGCGGATACCATTGTGCTGCCGATTGCTCAGTTCGGGGATCTGGCCACGCGCCAGCTCGCTGCGGAAAGTGACACGACCGTTCTGGACTTCATCCGGCGCGCGAACGTCTACACTGCCCAGACTGGTCAGCCGTTGAACATCTTTTCTGACTTCAACCTGACCAACAAGATGGTGGCTTACCGCAATGACCCGAGCGTGGTGAAGTTGCACATGCCGATGCCGCTGATGTTCCTCGCACCCCAGGCTGTAGGGCTTGAAGTGCGGACTTACGGCGCATTCCGGTTCGCGCCGGTAAGCATCCGCACCCCGGCGGCTGTGAGATATGGGACTGGGTTATAGGCATGGCAAAGCACGCCAGCACATACCCCGGCACGCTGGTCATGCCTGACGGCACTGAGGTCAAACTCGGTGGCAGCGTTTCTATCTCCGCCGATCTGGCGAAGACTGAGGGCGTCGCCGGATGGATTGGCAGCGGGTGGCTTGTGCCGATGACCGCCAAGGCCGAAGCTGACGCCAAGGCGGCACAGCCCGTCATGCCAACTGGCAAAAAATAACCATCGGGCGGGCTGTCATGGCCCGTCCATCCATTGGAGCGTCACATGATCGGCACCACCACAGCACTCATCGCATACGCCGGGGACCGTGGCACGGCAATCGCTGACGACGCCGCGACTTTGCAGGCGCTTGTTCGCGCATCCGATTACATCCAATTTACCTATCTTGACGGATCAAGCTGCACCGTTGACAGCGCCAATGTGGTGGAAGCTACATACGAGGCTGCCATTGCTGAGGTGGCAGTGCCGTTCATCTGGACAAAGACCTTTACGCCAGCCGATCAGAAAGTTCTTGTCGGCGTGGGCGATATTAAATGGCAAGTGACGGGTGACGCCAGCAAGGGCGGCGCGTCCGTTCCAAGGTCCACCAAAATTGAAACCATGTTGCGCCAGTGCATCGGCGGCGGGCTTTACGGTTACTCGACCGGCCCGAGGCTGGTATGAGCGGGGCCGCAATAGCCGCTGAAGTCGCACTGGCCTACGCTGAGGCGGGGCGTGATGCGGGCGACGGGCTTGGGGCGGTGTCTGTGACCATAACCCGTCCCGGCACGCCCACTGGCCCGGAATGGAACCCTACGCCCGGCGCGCCTGTTAATCACGTATTCGTCGCCAAGCCATCCGCCAAGGCTTACACTCAGCGGACAGGCTTGGCATTGGGTGCGGGTGAGTTGGTCTATTCGCTGGTGAACCACGGCGTGACGATTGCACCTAGCACATCGGATGTGCTGACAATCGACGGCATAAATTGGCCCGTGCAAGAAGTTATTCCGATGGACTCTGCCGGCTTTGTTATTTCTTGGATGGTGAAGGTTTTGGGTCCGGGATCAGCCGTCGCATCGCTGTTTGCGCTGTTCATACCGCGAGACTCGGACGCGCTTATCACGTCGGACGGCGACATATTTAAGGTAAGGGCATAAAATGGCCAATTTCAATTCAGCGTTTACGGGCGCGCAGATCGACGCGGCGCTTACCAAGGCCAATAGCGCGACGCAGCCGGGCGACCTTGGCACGGCTGCGACAACGGCTGCTACGGACTATGCAACGGCGGCCCAAGGCGCGCTTGCGAACAGCGCGACGCAACCGGGCGACCTTGGCACGGCTGCGGCAACGGCTGCGACAGACTATGCAACGGCGGCGCAGGGTGTGCTTGCGGCAAGCGCCACGCAACCGGGTGATCTTGCGCTGATGGTGGAAAGTGACGTAACTGGCGTAACCGGCGCGGACGCAGTGACAAACATTATCAGCCTGACGCAAGCGGAATATGACGCAATCGGCACGCCAAACGCAGCGACAATCTACGCGATTACGGACGCATAAAATGGCCTTGAAACTCGGCGCAACCGCACTCAACAAGATCTATCTGGGCAGCACGCCAATCAACAAAGCGTATCTTGGCGCGGGCATATTGTTTTCTGGCAGCGTTTCCCCATCTGCCCTATTCGCAGGCGGCCAAGAAGGCTTGCTACTGGAGGCCTTTGACATTGATACGTTGTTTCAGGTTTCAGATGGCACCATACCTGTAACTGCGGCAACCGATCCAGTAGGATACTTTGGTGACAAGTCAGGCAACGGCAACCACGCCACGCAGGCCACGGGTGCGGCTAGGCCAACGTACCAAGTCACGCCGGATCGCATTACGGTTGACAAGGTGGACGACCGCCTGTCCGTTACAGTACCAACGGGCGGGTTCACAGGTACGATGGTTCTGGCAACGGATCATGGGACGGCTTCCTACGGTGTGACAATTCCAGCGGGCGCTTATGACATTGGCGGCAGGGGTAGGTGGTACTTCCCGGGCAATGCAATCGTCGGGCAGTTAATCCGCGACGGGGCTTTGAGCGAGGGGGATGCTGCTGCGACCGAGGCTTACTTTGTGGCAAACGGCGCGACTGCCAGCTATGGTGCCGTGACGAACTTTAACAGTTTCTGGCGGAATTGGTCGGAACTCACAACATTCCCTCTGATCGACACGTCAGCAGGGACTAATTTCAGCATTGCTTGGTTCGGATGCACCGGCCTGACAAGATTCCCTCTGCTTGACACATCAGCGGGGACTAATTTAAGTAATGCTTGGCGTAACTGCACCAATCTCACAAGTTTCCCTCTGCTTGACACATCAGTAGGGACTAATTTCGACAGGGCTTGGCAGGACTGCTCTAGCCTAACAAGTTTCCCTCTGCTTGACACATCAGCGGGGACTAGTTTCGGTTCGACTTGGGCGGGCTGCACCAATCTCACAAGTTTCCCTCTGATCGACACGTCAGGGGGGACTAGTTTTGGTTCGGCTTGGCAGAACTGCTCTAGCCTAACGAGTTTCCCTTTAATAAATACATCAGCAGGGACTGATTTCGGTTCGGCTTGGCAGAACTGCTCTAGCCTAACAATCTTCCCTCTACTTGACACGTCAGCAGGGACTAGTTTCATTTCGGCTTGGCGGGACTGCACCGGCCTTACCAGCTTCCCCCTACTTGACACCTCATCGGGGACTAATTTCTCTTTTACTTGGTTTAGCTGCTTCAGTCTCACAAGTTTCCCAGCTAATGCCTTCGACAATATAAGTGGTGGGGACTTTACCAACGCATTTACCAACACTGCTTTAAACCAGGCCAGCATCGACAACATTCTGGTGTCGCTCGTGGCATCCGGTATTGCAGCCGGAACGCGGGTATTTGACCAGTCGGGCGGCTCTGCACCATCAGTTACAGGCACAGATGCAATCGACACACTCCGGTCACGCGGCTGGACCGTCACAGTTACAGGGGGCTACTGATGAGACTGACAATCGCTTGCCCTGATGCGTTGCGGGATGACGCCAACAACCTAGCGATGATCCTTGGCTATGGGCCATCTGACGCGAAAACCTACGACACACCAAACTGGCAAGACGGGGACGGCAATCTCTACGCCGTCGCAAGCCTACCAGTGTCCGACGCATTCACCACAGCGGCACAGAGCAGCCTACAACGCCCATCATGGGACACTGACAGTCACGTCAACATGGTAGGCGCTAATCGCGCACAAGCGGCGCTGGTGTTCAGCCTGACGCCTGTGGCGGCCATGCCCGACAAGTTGACGGCCTGTGTGGGTGACGACGCGCTGGCAACGCTCGCCGCGATGGGGCTGACGCATGGAATTGGTGAGGATTGAATGACAACCCGCGACACCCGCCAAAATTTCCTGAGACTGCTGGACCAGACCTGGCCGGGCGTCCGGTCGGAGTTTGTCGCGGCCATGCGACAGGCGCGGGCTGGCGTTGATATGAAGGCGCTCGAAGCTGCCATTGCGCGCAGTGATGTGGACGCTGCGTTTCGTGCGCTGCGGTTCGACGCCGCAGATTTATTCAAAACAGATACGGCAATCACTGCGGCGCTGGCGGCTGGCGGCAATTATCAGATGGGCGCGTTTCAGCACGCCACCCGTCGCGCGCCAATTGCCAGCCGCGTTGTGCAGTCATTCGGGGGCCGGAATATGCGGGCCGAGCGGATTGCGCTGGATCTTGGATCAAAGCTGGTGACTGAGGCGCTGGACGACACGCGCGTGATGATTGCCCAGACGATCCGTGCCGGGCTGGAGGCTGGTGCAGGACCACTGCGCACCGCACTGGACATTGGCGGGCGCGTGGTCAACGGCACGCGGCAAGGCGGGCTGGTGGGGCTGCACAGCACGCAGGCGGGCTATGTGCAGAATATGCGTGGTGAACTGACCGACCCCGACCGCATGGCAAACTATTTTACGCGCACGCGCCGCGACAAGCGTTTCGACGGGATCGTGCGCCGGGCTATGTCTGACGGCAAGCCTATCGGGCAGGCGGACATTGACCGTATGGCGGCGCGCTACTCGGACAGGCTGCTTGCGTTGCGCGGCGAAACAATCGCCCGCACCGAAACGCTCAAGGCGCTGAACGCAGGGCGGCAAGAGGCGCTTGATCAGTTGATCGAAAACCCTAACAATGACGTCCAATCGCAGGACGTCGTTAGGGCTTGGGATTCCACGGGCGACGGCAAAACCCGCGAGACGCACGCAGCGGCAGACGGGCAGGTAGTGGCGCAGGGCGGGGCGTTTCTGGTGGGTGGGTATCAAATGATGTATCCCGGCGACACGTCACTAGGAGCGCCCGCAGGTGAAACCGTGAATTGCCGGTGCTATTCTGACGTAAGAATTGATTTCTTCGCGAGGTTGACCTGATGGTGCAATACACATTCGCCACGCTGGACCAGTGGACCAAAAAGACCGAACGCCGGATCGACGCTGTGCTGAAAGACGCAACGCAATCTGTCGTGGCTGTCGCGCAAGTTTCACGGGACAAGGGCGGTAGGATGCCTGTCATCACAGGCAACTTGCGCAACAGCCTGCAATCGTCAGTGGCGGGTGGGGCGTCAGGGCAGGGTGAGGAATCCTACATCATGGTGGCTGCGGGCATGAATGGCGGCGATCTGGCAACGTTTACGTGGGGTAACAGTAAGTATCCATATGCGGCGGCAGTCAACAACGGCAACCGAGGCCGTCCCGGCGCGCACTTTGTCGAGGGTGCCGTCGATCAATGGCCCGCGATTGTGCGGGCATCTATTGCAAAAGCAAAGGCGCGGGTCGGATGAACCACAAAGACATCAAAACAGCCCTGCGCACACGCTTGGCCGCCACACCGTCCGCCCCGCCGATTGTATGGGGTGAAAACGCGCCGGGGGTTTATGACACGCCGTCGCTGCAATACGTCACGCCGGATCCGCCTTATTGGTTGGCGTATTTTACCACCACGCCGCCTGAGCGTTTCGGATTGTCCAAGTCAAGCCTGATGACTGTTCGGCTGTTTGTGGCAGTCTTTGTTCAAGAAGGCACGTTCGAGGATGAGGCTGATGACCAAGCGCAGCGCATCATTGACCAATTCCCCATTGACCTGATACTATCCGCCGGAGACGGTCAAATTCAGGTGACAGATATGGGCGACCCACAGCCGGGCGCAATCGACGGCGCATACTTTCGCAAGAATGTGTCAATCCGTTGCCGCGCAATCTTTCAAAGGACACCTTAAATATGGACAAGAAAACACAACGCGCAAAGGCTGGGCCGATCACAGGCGCGCGCATCGTCACAATGCCAACACCGACCGGCACGGCACCCGCCATGATCTACAATGGCGATGTGCCTGAGAAGGGCGATGTCCTGCATTTTGCAATGTCCAACGGCTTCACATATTCCGGCACAGTGGCGGACGCTACCGAAGCAGGTGGTGAAGTTCTGGTCGAGTTTACATCGGGTCTTGTCCCGATCAAGAAATAGGCATCCCGCCTATCCACGCCCATGAAAGGAAAATATCATGGCACTTACTGAAGGCATCGGCGGGTTTTTGTCCGTCTCGGCAGCTACCCCAGCAACCTTTGACGCAGACGGATACGTCGCGCTG